ATGAAGTAGTTGCAGTCACTACAGTTGAGCAAGAAACACCAATATCGTCAGTTGAATTGCAGCGTCAGATTGCCGAGCATGAAGCTGTTATAGCCGAGCTTGAAACTCAGCTAGTGACTGTTGAGCAATTTGAAATAGATAATAACATAGGAGAATAAAATGAAATATATTATTACTGAAGAAGAATTAAACAACCTTGTACAATATTTGAATACTCGGCCTTATGGTGAAGTAGCCGAAGGGATTGCAGCATTGCAAAACCTTGAGAAAATACAAGACAAAAAATAATTATGCAAGATATTAAATGCAAAGGCTGCAATAAGCTTTTAGCTAAAGGCACTATAATGGTTGCGGCCATTAAATGCCCCAGGTGTAGAATGGTATTTGAATATCATATTTATAATAATACTTTACATATAACTAACGGCTATGATACCATAAGCACAGAGTCCTTAAAGAGACCTATTTCTTGACCGATGTGTCAAGACTCTTTTAGGCTTTTTTTAATTAGGAGTAAAAATGAATATTAAAGCAGATGGAATAATTGAAAAGGCCAGCAAACTTAAAGAAGGTGAAGTGCAATTTGTTGTAAGCACTAACGCTCTTGACAGTCATGGCGAACGAATAAATGTCGATGGCATTGACTTCAAAGACTACAAGAAAAACCCTGTTGTTTTGTGGGGTCACGACGGCTTCAACTTGCCAATAGCTAAAGCTACAAAGATTTGGAAAGAAGGCAATAAGCTAATGGCTAATGCTCAATTCTATCTTAAAGACGCTTTTGCAAATAAAATTTACCAATACATTATAGACGGCTATCTTAACGCTGTATCTATAGGCGGCATGGTAGAAGAGTGGGCTGCTGACGGTATAACAATAGACAAACTTATAATGAAAGAGTTTAGCGTAGTCAGTATTCCAGCAAACCAAGAAGCTCTAGTTGCTTCTAAAAGCCTAGATGGAAACCAGAAGGCCGAGCTAAGAGCGCTTGGTAATGCCTATGCCAGAAAGATACTTGACTCAAAAGACGGCGAAACAGAAATAACCAAAAACATAAACTTACTAGAGTCACTAGTTGCCACCTTAAAGGAAGTAGCTATCAGCGAAACCCATGAGGACTCGGCTAATGAAAACAATACTCGACGAGTTGTCTTGCGCCAAGCGCAGGCGGTCGACCAGCAAGCCGAGAATGTTATCAAAATAATAAAACTTAAGGAGAATAAATAATGAAAGAAGACAAAATTCTTATAGACGACGCAGTTGTTAAGGCTGTTGCTGAAAAAGCTGCTTCATCTATTGTTATTCCAACAGCTGACGAAATTGCCGAGAAATTCGCAGAAAAAATGGAAAAGACAAACAAGAAAAACATACACGACTCAGAAGAAAAGATTAACAAGATTGTTAAGACTGGTATCGAGTCACTACCAAAAGAAGTTAGATTTGCAAGAGGGCTAATAGCTCATCTTAACAAAGACGCTCAAGGCATGGCTGAATATAATAGCTATGTTTCTAAAGCATGGGGCGATGTTAGCAAAGCTAACTACCAAAATGTTACTACTACCGCTGACGGCGGAGCTTTAGTTCCAGACCCAGAATTCATTGCAGAAGTTGAAAGACTAACCGATGAATACGGCGTAGCAGCTAGACTATGTGATGTTCGTAGAACTGACCGGGATAGCGTTACCCTACTAGGTGGAACTAACGAAATAAGCTTTACTAAAACTGGCGAAGCCACTGCAGTAAATGCTAAAAAGCTAACTTACAAAGCTAGTACAGTAGCATTAGACAAATATATTGCTACTCTAGTAATGACCAGCGAACTTGTTGAAGACTCAGCAGTAGATGTATTCACAGACGCTACAAATGAAGTTGCACGAGCAAGAGCTAAATTATTTGACCAGCTTGTATTCACAGACGCTACTTATGGTTTGCTAACACCTACAGTTACCGAAGAATACAAAATAATAAGCGTTGGTGCTAACCTAGCAGCCTTTGATTTAGATGACTGTATGAACGCACAGTATCAGGTTAAATCAAGTGTTAGACGACAAGGTAGATTTTTTATGCACCCAACAGTGTTTAATCAGCTTAGACAGCAAAAAGCTAGCACAGCTGGTACTTACCTAATGGGTGACCCTAACATGGGTGTTACACCTATGATTGACGGCGTACCTGTAGAATTGGTAGACATTATGCCAACAACACTAGACATTGGTGCAAAAACACCATTCGCAGTATTTGGCGATTTGTCACGCATAAAACTACATGTCAAGCGATTACTAGAAACCAAAGTATTTGACTCAGGCGTAGTTAAAGACGCTGGCGGTACAGATATCAACCTAATTACTCAAGACAGTTACGCAATGCGCGCAACTATGCGAGTAGTGCCACAAACTCGTTTCGATGGTGCATTCACCATTATCGGAACAGGCACAGTAAGTTAAGGAGGATTGAATGGCCAATGTAAACAATCTATATGTTGCAGCAGGAAGCCTAATCACTTTTGGCGGCGTTGACTTAGGTCATACTGTCGATGGTGTTGAAGTTGAAATCGAAAGAGAATTTACTGAAGTTAAAACTGACCTATACGGCAATACACCTGTAGACATGGTGCTTGCTGGTCAGCACGCGACAGTTAAATTGAAACTAGCCGAAATCACTCCAGGAGTACTATCTTACATAGTTCCTGAAGCTGATTGGGATGTTGGTACTCTTACGAAGGAACATCTACACTTTGGAACCAAAGCTGGTTACCAATTGAGAAATGACGCACTAGAACTAGTGTTAACTCCTCAAGGTAACAATGCTAATGGCTCTAAAACAATTACATTTTTCAAAGCAGTATCTACTGACAATGCAAAAGTAGCCTACAAAATTGACGAACAGTCAGTTTACGAAGTTACATTTACAGCGCTAATAGATGAAAGCAGAAATGCTACTGACGGAAGATTACTTGGTAGAATGGGACCAGTCGCAATTAGTTAGTCTATCTAGCTACAAAATAAAGCACTTTGAAACACAAGTGCTTTTTTTGTATTTGTGATATAATTTACTTATGTTAACGATAGATTATAATGCTGCAATAATAAAAGTTAAGGAGTTACCAAATGGCGTTAGTAAGTCAAAGCGAAGTAGAAGCAAGGCTAGGCCGAGCGCTCTCGACCGAGGAGACGGCAGCATTCGCACCAATAAACTTAGCAATTCAAGTGCAAGTAGAAAAAATCATAGGCTCAAGCATAGAAAGCGTATCGGCGACGACTAGATATTACGATGGCGATGTTCAAAATCTTGCCATTGACCCTTGCACTAGCGTTACAGTAGTAGAATATGTTGACGAGTATTACCTTAATTTTTATACATTATTATCTAGCGATTATACTTTAGAACCAATAAACAGAACTTTGAAGCGTATGATTTGCAACAGACTAGGGCTACTAAATGCCGGGATTAACAATATAGCTGTTACTGCCAAGTTTAGTATTTACGAAGATACTGCCACACTGAACATGGTTAAGGACGCAATGATTAGCGCCATGCTGGTACAGGTAGAGAATACAGACAATATTAAAAAGCAAAGCATTGAGGGTTACTCGGTTGAATTTGCTACTACTGAAATTAAAAATACACTAGATACAGTTAAGTATTTATTTCCTGAGGTATAAATGAAGCCACCAATGCTATACACTGCATATAAGCTGGCTTACACTAGAAACAGTTATGGTGATTATGTCACAGCGGCCGAGACAGAACTTGTTTGTCATTACAGATATATAATAAATCATATTAGCGATAGCAATAGTGAGGTAGAAGCGTCAGACGCAATGGCTTGGTTTGAGCCTAACAGTGGTGTTGAGCTAAAAGATATTATCAGAATTGAAAACAATCATTTTAGAGTAGAGAAAATTACCGAAGGCAAAACATTTAGAACAAACAATGTGCAATTCTTAAAAGTGGAGTTACAAACTTATGGCGTCATCAGTTAAAATAAAAAATAACCTGCCTAGCTTTAAGAGAAATCTATACAATGTACTAGACGACGCTTTAGCTGATGGCTCAAGGGACATTTTAATAAATGCAAAAAACAGAGCGCCATTCGACAAAGGTGGGTTGCGCTCGCAAAGTGAAACCAATCAAAGAATTCCATTGTCCTGGAGAGTTTCATTTTTTGTAGTGTATGCGCGCTTTCAAGAGTTTGGCGGCGACAACAATAGAACAGTCGAGAATTATACTACAAGCGGCACAGGCAAAGCTTTTCTAAAAAAATCTGGCGATGAGCAAGTTATTAAAATAAATAGCACGCTAAAGAAGCACGCTGCAAGGGCAAGGGCATAATGGACATAGCTAATTTTGTTGCTAACTATCTAGCCGACGCTAATTTTGGTACAGTAGGAACAGACATATTTGTTGGCCAAATACCAAATGATGTCAACGGCATATTCGTTGAAAGAATAGGTGGCAGCTTAAACAATTATGTGCCTATTGAAGAAGCAGTGGTAAATATATATGCAAAAAATACTTCTGCGGCGGCCTGTATCTTAACATTAGAAAAGTTAAAAAGGCATATACACAGAATGCACAGCACTAATGATGAGCTTACTTATGTATATACATTTTTGGTACTAGGCGATATAGAAGATGTTGCTAGAGATATTGAATATGCAAAAGTATTCAAGATTACATTACAAGTAGTACACCGAGATAAATCACTAATAAGTTAAAAGGAGATAAAACAATGGCACTAACAATAGCAGACTTACAACCAAAAAATTTCAAGATAAAAATAAAAGATGTAGAAGTGGAATGCAAACCACCTAGACTATCTCATATGTTAGTTATGAGCAAAATTGGTGAGCTATTCAAAGACACTACTAAAGCAAGCCGAGAAGAGATACAACAAGCCGAAGCAGACTTTGATTGGCTAGTCGATGAACTTATACCAGAATTAGATGGCGTCAAGCTTGATATGCAGGGTGTTATAGATGTTATTAGTCAAATGATGGCTCAAGTATCACCTGAAGAAAATAAACAGCTTGAAACGCAGGGGGTTAAATTTGATACAGACCCAAAAGCAGAGAAGATTGGCTAAATATGTTTGCCGAGTTTATGCACCACTATAATTACACGGCCGAGCAAACTCTGAATGAGTACGCGCGTCGGTTTTTTAGTCTTGCTGGCTCGATGTATAAGAACGAAGCAAAAAACAATCTTATACAGTTAACCAATCTGAGTAATGGGTTTAATGGTGGCAAACAAGCCGAGAAGCTTGCTGACAATTACAAACAGCAGATGGAAGGCAATGACAGAATACTAAGAGAAGCTAGGAACCTGAAAAAATGAGTACAAATGTAGGCTCAATTCATTATGACTTAAAGCTAGATACTTCTGGCTTTGATGGCGCTAGTGAAAATATAAATAAAAAACTAAGCGGCATGGGCAGTAAGCTTGGCGACTTAGGCGATAAAATGGTTAAGACTGGCAAGACAATGACGCTAGGGCTTACCTTGCCTATAGTAGCTGGCGCAGCGTTGGCCGTTAAAGGCGCGTCAGATATGGTTGAAACCATGAATAAAGTTAATGTTGCCTTTGGTGAGTCTGCTAAGCGTGTGACTGATTTTGGAAATACCTCGCTCAAAAGTATTGGCCTGGCTAAAGGTAGTGCGCTAGACGCAGCTGCTCTGTTTGGTGATATGGCTACTTCAATGGGTCTATCTCAAACTGCCGCAGCTGATATGTCTGTTGGTCTAGTTA